CTTGGTTGACGAGTCAACAGTGTAGAAGGTTTTGCGCATGGTCGAGACCACGTTGATGCACCCTCGCGTGATGTCCTTGTCCAACTCAACGGTCGCACCCTTGAGCGAGCCCACCCGGAAGCGGTCACGGTTCAGGATGAGCATGCCGGTCGTTGCGCCACTGCCGGTGTACAGACCGGTCGCGGCCAGGTCGGCGCCAACAAACTCGCTCATGACCACAGGAACCCCTGCGAGGCTGGCAAGCTGTCCCGTAAGCACGGTGGCCTGCGGACCAAACTTTTCGGCGGTTACCACCTGTGTAAACTCCATCATCTTGGCCGTCAGATATTCCGGACTGACGATACAAATTAGGCTACCGGCCACACCGTGGGGCGAGTCCAACTTGGCCCGCGCGGTCATGAAACCAGCGAACGTCTGGGCAGCGTTTTGATCAGTCGTCGAGCTTACGTCCGTGCTTCGCGCGCGCAGGCCGGTAAAGGTTCTCCGGTGATCCGCAGCGCCGCCAGTTGTTCCACCCCATCGGCTTCGGATGTTCCACTCTCGCGTTCCCGCAGTTGATAGATCCTGGTGGGATGCGGTTGCATCAGAGTTGATTATGGCGTCCTCGAAGCCATCGACCATCGCGCTCACTGCCTCCTGGCGGACAGTCTCCATGGCGTTGATGACGCTGTCCTCGGATCCGTCTTCGTCAAGCTGCGAGGAGACGGCGAAGCTGTGAGCGGTGATAGACCGCTGGGCAGCCGTCATCGACGAGCGGGTAAAAATTGTCGGGTCGTCCGTGGTCGGCACGGAGCGGATGTAGGGGGTCAGGCCCAAGGACAGGAACGGCAACCGCTCCTCCTTACCTGCCATCTGGTACGTGTTGAACAGGGCCTCGACGCGGCGCTCTGCTTGAAGCTCTCGCTCCATGACGGGAAGCACGATGTCGGGAACCCAGGCGCCACCAAGGGCGGCGGTCCCGTCGGAGAAGATCCGGCGGATGCCAACGGGGGCGACCCGCATGTGGTCAGCGATCTGCGCGTCGGTGATCGTGGTGTCGCCCGACTTGGTTAGTGTCTTGACCCAGGAGCGCTGCTCGACCAGGGTTTGTAGCTCACTCTGCCACTCGCATCGTGGAGCATCGTCCAAGAGGCCTTTGCGGGTCACGCCATTGCGGTCCGTCTTGGTGACGGCGCGGATGGTGTCTCCCTCGATGTAGCGCTCAACGGAACGCTCGCCCTCAGAGATGGTGACCGGGGCCGCCTTCTGCTGCTCATGAAGCGCCTGGTTGGCCGCCTTCAGATCAGCGAGCTTGGCGTCCATGTTCTCTCTGGTGTCGTCACCGCGTGCTGCCAGTTCTTGCTGACGCTCGCGGATGTCGTGTAAGGCTTTGCGGACATCGTCGGGGGTGTTGATCTCGTTGGACACGGTGTCTCCTCCTTGGAGTATTTGCAGTTCTATAAGAATTTGTATCTGACTGTCAAGCGGTCCACCACTTGACCAACTGGTCAGTGGTTGGCGCGTGGGGGCTGAGAATGAGCACCGACTCGACAGCCTGACGGGCCTCGGTGTCGGTGTTCAACAATCGTATTAGTTCGGCGCGGATGGACACCCGCTCGGGGCTGGGCTCGCCATCGCCCAAGACGCGCTCGATGGCGTCGGCTGCCAATCGGTCGGCGGCAAGCAGCGCCATCAGATCCTCACGGACCGATGCGCGCACCCTGTCTTCCACCATCCGCGCGATCTCGTCGGGCTGGAAGTTGGGGGCAGGTAGGCCCTTCACGGCCAGCGCCTCAGGGTTGGCTGGGATGCCCACCGCGCTGATCTCGAGCAGTTCGTTATTCTGGTACACGTTGCCCATCGACTTCGAATGCCATGCGTGGTCTTCGGGCAGGTTGCGCCGCGGGGTGGTGTCGCCGGGGTTGAATCCCACCGATACGCCAGAGAGGAACCCGTCGCGGTACTGGCGTGCGACCAACTGGCCCAGCGGGTTGTCGGGGCTGTCGTCCCACCTGATGCGGGCCATGAGCCGGCCCTCCCGGACCTTGACGTTGGCGATCTTGCCAACCGGCGGGGTGTCGTAGCGATGGCCCCAGAACACCACGGGGTTCTGACGAATGCGCCCGAGCTTCCACGGAGGTGCGACCACGTCGCCGTAGCGGTCCTCGATGGTGGTTGACGCGATCACCTCGGTGACGTTGCCATCAGTCGCGGCGCGCAGGTGCAGCGAGCGCCGCGCGTCGGGGATGTCCTCGCCGTCGGTGTCTGCCTCGGCGTCGGTTTCGGCTTCGGGCTCGTCGCCCATCCACATCTCAATCTGGTCGCTCATGTCAATCCTCCACAACGGGCGCAACCGCGCACCTGCAATTGATGTCCAAGGATGCCTCGCCGAAGTCGCCCGGGCCTTGTGCCTCGTAGCCGTTGACCACGAAGGCCTCGCCCTGCTCTATTGGGCTGCCGGCCCCAAGCTCGATGTGCTCGTCTCGTGCCTCATCGTCGGCGGTGAGCCACTCCTTCTTGACCTTGATCCCGAAGGTATCCTGTGCCTCCTCCATCGCCTGGACCGCGCCAGCGTTGACCGCCCGCGTTGTCTCGGTGCGAGCCACCATCAGCGCACGCGCCGGGGTGAATGCGGGCAGGTTCTGCATTGCCGCCTGCATGTCGTTGACGCTCATGCCCGAGGCGAGCCCGTCGTTGATCGCCTTCTTCACTTTCACCATGGTGGTCTTGGTGACGAAGCTGGCCATCTCCTGAACCTTGGCAGTCTCGGCGGGCACGTTGGGTGCGAACACCAGATCGCCCACAGCCATCTCTGCGGCAGCCGAGGCGAACGCCAGCGCAACCGCCTCGGACAATTGGGGACCGGCCAGCGCAGCTAACTCTGCCTGCTCGCCCGCGCTGTCGAGGATGGCGTCGAGGTCCGCTTGGCTGATGGCGCGGGTAAGCCCACCCGGGGCGGCACGCTGGCCCAACACCTCGGCAAGGCGATCGGCGATACGGTCGGCGGCGTCTCTGAAGTAGCCGGCGACGGCGAGAGTTAGGCCGCGCTCAGCGGGCCCATGGACCGAGTCGATCCAGGCTCGCCACACGGTGGAGCGATCCTCCGCAGTGCGCGGCGCTGCCGCCAATCGAAGATCGCGCTGCATCCAGTCGGACAGGCCTTCCTGCTCGGCTGGGGGTGTCGGCGTAGGGACGGGCGCAGCAGACGCGCTCCGGGTGGGCAGGTCTGCAAACCCTTCAAAGGCGGCAGCGTCGGCCAACGGTACGCCCATCAGCCACCACTGCTGCACGCGGTTGACCCGCTCGGTGCGGTCGGGCTGAAGCGCAGCCACAGCCGCGAAGTCGTGCCTGATGCGCACGCTGGGATCGAACATCTGCGCCAGGCGGGTAAGCTCTGCGTCAATGAGCGATGCCTCGGCGTGCAGGCTCTGCCAGTAGATGAGGCTCTGCTGCTGGGCTGTGGCGTAGTTGGCCGTGGGCAGGCCCACCCGCGTAGGAGGAACGCCCGACGCGGCAAGCACAGCGTCACGCACCATCACCCGAAGGTTCTGGTATTCCATGTCGCGCGGGCTCCAACTCAGCGCCTTGTAGTCCGCGGTCCCCGCCAGGATCAGAGAGCCGCCGTCGGTCAACAGCTTGTCGACCCTCTTGCGGATCAGTTCGACTTGTTTGGCTGACCAGATGTCCCCGTCATTCTTGGGGCTGATGATGGAGTCTGGCCGGCCCTTGGTGACCGCATTGGCCGCGCTCTTCTGTGCCGCCAGGTCAGTCGTTAGGTCGTTGTGTAGAGCTCTAATCAGACCCTGACCCCACAGCCCCTCGGGCCCGTCTTCCCACGATGGCTGGCGGATGTGCAGCACCCGCTCCCACGGGTAGCGCACCGACGATCCCATTTGGTCGTACTCGTACTGATCGGGCTGCCCGTCGGGCGTTGGGATGATGCGCACCCGCTGTGGGTGTAGCCGGATGAGCGAGGTGGGCTCACGCGGGCCAAGGACCAACAGGTAGGCGTTGCCGCACAACTCCAGATCGACCATCAACTGACGGCGCATCTGGATCGGCGTGGTCCGCGACGCGGGCTTGGCCAGCAGGTCAAGGATGGGGTGAGAGTCCAGCGCCTCGGCGTCTGCACCGTCGCCACGCACCGCAAGCAGCGGCAGGCCAGAGATGTCGGAAGCCTTGGCGCGCACGCAGGCCAGCACCCACGGGAAAGCAGCCATGGCTGACATCGCCGAGGACGCCGCATAGCCCGCTGGGGTAGCGCCGCCTCTGGCGTAGTCGGCCCCCGCCTCGTGCGTCTCTGGCTCCTCTACAAGAACGCCGAACGCGCGCAGGGTTCGAGCCCACCAGGTGGGGCGGATCGTTAGCGAGTCTCCCATCGGTCGAGCCTATCCCGAAAGTGCAAATTCTCCAAGCGTGCGCTATGGTAGGAGGGCTCACCAGAGCATCAGCATACAGTCGCCCCCATCACGTCTCGGTTGCCGTGGTGGGGGTTTTTCGTTGGTGCCATTCAATGAAAAGTAGGCAGCCCGCGTGACCGCGTTGGTTCTGTTTTGTGCTCTCTGCGCGCCCCAACGCGGCTGCGGCGTGCTGCATTGTTGGGCTGTAAGTAGCTAAAAATACACGCAAACTAAAATAAGTTTAAAATATGCTGTACACGTAGCGCGCACACTGCTACTTTAAGGGGGCAACAAGGAGCACAACATGAACGCCGCAACCGAAACAATGATTGAAGACCTGAAAGACCTGGCCCTCGAATTGGATATTACCGACGCATTTGACCTATGCCTACAGGCCGAGGCGACATGGATGTTTAACTTCGACGCCAACTTCGGCCTTAGCGAGGCCCACGTCCTTTGCGAAAAGGCCATTGCCGCCGCAGATGAGCCAGAGACGGACGACCCCAAGGGCGGCGACACTGTCAGCGTAAGGATCCGAGACGAGGGTAACGGGTGGGCAGTCGTCACCACGATCTTGCTGGCGAATGGCCAGACCACAATGGTCATCATCAAGGTGCCCACACTCAAAGAGGCGGTGACGTACCTGTAGGGGCCAGCCTGCACGGGGGCGCAAGCCCCCGCCACGTTCAGCCCACTGTCCACTCAGACCGTGCGAGTTGATGGCAGGCGTACCGCAGCGCGTCCATCGCGTGGTCGTTGCGCTTGAGCGGCATGTCTCGGCCCTCGCGGTGATCCCAGACGTAGCCCTCGATCTCCCTGATGACGTTGCGGCAGGTGTCGTGCACCACCAGGTGAGGCCTGCCCGCTGCATCTGGCTTGAGCCGCTCGGCGACTGAGTTGATGCCTGGGCGGACCGCCTTCTTGGCAACGACTGTGCTGATGCCGTGCTCCCGTGCAAGCGAGATCCTCGAGCCCCTGTCTTCAGGGTCAGCGACGATCCACAACGGCGATGGCCGGCCGTGGTTGATGATCTGGTCGATGGCGCCCGCGTGCTGTGTCAACGTCCACTCTGCCTTGTAGTGTTCCTCGACGACGTGCAGCGTGTCGTCTGCAGGGTCGAGCGCCAGATACAAGAACGCGCAAGGGTTGCGGGTTCCCCAGTCGATGGAGCCCAGCCGCTCCCAGTGCTCTGGCGGATCGAAGGCGGGTACCACATGCAGGTCGCGCCGCCAGTCGGAGTAGACCCGGCCCTCGATCACGGTAAACTCCCCACGCTCCCGCGCGGCCCGCTCGTGCGGCCCGAACTGCGCAAGTAGGGCCTGGAGCGCGTCGGCGGGGATGTGCGGGTTATCCATGCCGTGGATCCAGTGGACGCGGGCGTCTGCTGGCGTCTCGGCTACCCACCGGTCGTACAGCCACGTCATGCCCGATAGCGGCGTCATCGTGCATACCAGGCGGCCCCGGCGATCCACCAGACGCATGAGGCACTCGTTGACAACCGCCAGCCCCCGCGCGCCGGTGGGCTCCTCGTCCAGCCACACCAGGTCAACCGCTGAACCCTGGAAGCCGTCGCGCCCAGCGTCGGCAGACAAGAACGAGACCTTGCCGCCCTGGGGCGTGACCGCCTCGGACCTCCCGAACCCGTCACGGTTGCGCCACTTGGTGCCCGGTGGCAGGTACTGCGCGACCGCTGGCCTAACGTACTCCCGGCTGTCGCCCGAGTCGATGGCTACCGCCCAGACATGGCCAGGCGCCTTGGGGATGTAGTGCGCGGGGATCTTGTTGACCTTGAGCCACACCTTAACGGCTGGATCGTCTCGGCCCATCGCCACCGCGGCGACAAGCTGCGCAGCGCTGGTCGTCTTGCCCGAGCGGTTGCCGCCGAGGATGACCGTGACCACATCGCCGAGGTCTTGGATGGCGCGGCGTTGGCTGGTGCGCGGCTTAGCTCGGTCCCATAGGGTAGCGTAGGCGAGCGGGTTCTCTGCCATGCCCTCCATCCAGTCGAGAGCGCGTTGAGCCGCTGGGGCCAGCAGGACGGGGTGCTTACTCAAGGCCCGACCAGCGCGCGCGGATGATGTCGCAGTAGGCGGGCTCACTCTCGATGGCGATGCACTTGGCGCCCTCCACTTGAGCAGCGAGCAGCGTGGTGCCCGACCCGGCGAAGGGCTCGAGGACCGTTGCCCCAGGCGGCGTCACCATCCGAACCAGCCAGCGCATGATGCGGGATGGCTTGACCGTTGGGTGCGCGTTGTCCTCTTGGCGCTCGCCTCGAGACGGCTTGGGGCAGTGATACAAGTTGGCTGGCCAGCGTCCGATAGCCGGGCGCGCTTCTCCTCCTGTTCTGGACAGGCCGCCTTCATAAAGACTGCTTCCGCCGCCGCCCCATCCACCATCGCCATCCTGAGGTCCTGGCCATGCCCCGTCTCCTGGAGCATACCGGCAACCGTCAACGTTGATCGCACCGACCCCCCACTTGAGCACATTGGCAGCGACCGTTCCCTCGAGAGGTTTGCGCGCAAGGATCGCGGGCTCATAGGCAGGCTTGAGTGCGGTTCCCCAGCCCTGCCATCGCTTGGCATCTTCGGTTGCGGGCTCATAGGGCGGCAGCCCCTCTGCCCTGGCAAGGTCCTCCTGCCCTCTGTGGTGTTTTACTCTCACTCCCCGGTGCTCCAAGGCGCCCGCTGCTTTGTCGATCTGGATCGCTACGTTGTGCGACTTCGGGAACCCCTGCCACTGGACCCAAGCGATCTGGTCTCGCAACTCAAACCCAGCATCCTCGACGGCGACCGCCAGCCGATGCACGGTGCGAGTCGCAGCGAACGCGATGAGGTGACCGCCCGGCTTGAGCACGCGGAGCGCCTCTCGGGCGAAGTCCTCGCCGGGGACCGCACAGTCCCAGTCCTTGCCCATGAACCCGATCCCGTATGGGGGATCAGTCACAACCGCATCGATGGAGTTGTCAGGCATCGCCCGCATGACCTCGAGGCAGTCGCCACAGTGGAGAACGTGCCTGCCCAACTCAACCACGTCGCCGGGTTGGGTGATGGCGGGGACCTCGTCGGGCATGCCGTCAAGGTCGGCATCTGCCTCGGGCTCTGCCTCGATGGCCTCGGGCGCAAGCAGCGCGGCCAACTCCTCGTCAGACCAACCC